TCAATGGAGAGTGGAGAAACACTCCAGATGGAGAAGGTGTAATTTTTGGTATTGTTCTTGATAATGGTTTTGCACCAGTTATAAATAATAAAGGAGAAGAAATAATTTTTAAATTTGATGACAGGTCTGGTCTTGTTCCCGGAACAGATATTGTTATAGATTTTGATGTAGGATTTAACAAACCAGAATCAACTCCTGTTACTTCACTTATTGATACTTTTGAAAAAGCTAATGAACTTGCTAGAGATGAAGGTATAACCTATGAAGAAGCATTGGAAAAAATAAGAAAACCAAACATTGAAGGTATTACTTTTGATGATGGAAAAAAAAACTCTAAAATTCCGGTAGATGACCAATCATCTATTTTTAAAACAATAGGTGATGCTATATTTACTCCAGTAGCAGCATCAGAAATAAAACAATATAAAGAATCAAAAAATGTAGATTTTAATTTTATTGAAGATAGAGAGGGTTTTGAAATAATTGGAAAAGTTCCAGATGCTGAAAATTCTAAATCTGGAATAACTATTGCTTCTGGTTTTGATTTAGGTGCTAGAAAATTATCTGATTTAAATGGTTTACCAAAAGAAATAATTAATAAATTAAAACCATTTTTAAATTTAAAAGGTAATGAAGCTGTTTCTAAAGCTAAAGAATTAAAAATAACAAAAGAAGAAGGTAGAATTATTAATCAATTTGCTAAAAAACAAGCAATAACAAGAATTAGAAAATTATGGAAAAAAACTACAGGAGAATCTTTTGATTCATTAACAACAGAACAAGCTACAGTAGTAGCATCCGTTGCTTTTCAATATGGTAATTTAGAAACTGCAACTCCTAATTTTTGGAAATATGTAACGTCAAATGAATGGCAAAAAGCCTATGATGAACTTATGGATTTTGGAGATAGATATACTACAAGAAGAAAAGAAGAAGCTAAGTTACTTTTAAAATATTTAAAAACAACAAAATAATATGGCACAATTTGGATTTGGATTAAACACAATTAAGACAGCACAGGAAACTGGTTATGATAATTACAAAACAAGTTTGTTTGAATCATTAGGAGCAGTAGCTGCAGACAACTGGAATTTTAATCCTGTAATGTCTCTATTAAATATAAAAGATGTTCAAGCTGCAGCATCAGAATCAAGAGATGCTGGTATAGTTCCTAGAGATAAAAAATTATTAAATGAAGAATATAGAGAGTTAGGATTATTTTTTGAAAGAAATGAATATCAATCAGTTGTTGATATTATGGTTGAAAAAAAAAAGAAAGAACTAGAAAGACAAAGTATTATGCGAAGAGGACCAGAGGGTTCTTGGAATCCTTTATCTGGTGGATTTTATGTTGGTGCTGCAAAACTTGCAGTAGGTATTGGTACAAGTTTTCTTGATCCTATAAACATTGGAGCTTCTTTTATTCCTATTTATGGACAAGCTAGATTTGCTAGGTCTATTGCTAAAGCAAGAGGAATGGGTGAAAAATCTGCAAAAGCATTTAGAAGAACAAGATTAAAAAGAGGTGCTATAGAAGGTGCAGGTGGAGCTTTACTTTTAGAACCTCTTGTTTATGGTGCTGCACAAAGAATACAAGCTGATTATGATATATATGATAGTCTTTTAAATGTTGCATTTGGATCAGTTCTTGGTGGTGGACTTCATGTAGGAGCTGGTAAATTAAGAGATATAAATACTAATGCAAATTTTCAAGCAAGAATTAGAATTAATAGAGAAAATTTAAGTAAGAATGATAATGGAAAACCAGAAGTAGATTTATACAAAGAATATTATCCAGATGAAGTAGTAAATGAAATGATGAGATTAGATCAGATGGATACAGAAACTAGAAAATTATTATTACAAAAATCTGTAGGAGATTTAATTTTAGATGAACCTGTAAACACAGGTCCTATAGCAAATGCTGATCCTACACTTAATGGTACATCAACTGCTCAACTTGACTTACTATTGGTAAAAGCAAAAAAAAATCTTGAAATAGTTAAAAAAGATACACAAATGATAATTAGAGAAGGTGGTAAAGTAAATAAAAAACACCTTCAAAATGCAATTAAAAAATACAATGATCTCTTAACTGAAAGAAAAAAATTTGTAAAAACTACTAAAACAGAACCTGTAATTACTGATCCAGTAGTTAATCGTAAAAAAGTTTCTAAAGAAATGCCTTCTGAATCTCCACAAAAAATTATTACTAGTGAGGATGTTCAATTAAAAACTGCTGAAGAAAGATTAGTAAAATTAAGAACAAAACAAAATGATGCTGGACTACCTTTAGAATTTACAAATAAAAGTACAGGTCAAAAAGATGCCACATTAAGAGAAGCAGACGAAGCATTAGAAGAAGTTAATTCTAAATCTGATGACATAGAAGCTGGTTTTGCTGATTATATTAACTGTATAAATGGAAATAACTAATGGCTAAAAGTAGTTGCTCAACAAGAATATTAAATTTAATAAAAAAATCTTCTCTTAAATCTATAGATAAAGATGATGCGATTGATAAAATTAATATTGCTGTACTTGAAGCTAAAAAAACTAATTTAGATCAAGTTGATATAGATAGAATTAGTAAAGAAGTTACAGAACAAGTAAAAGCTCAAAAAAAAATTAATAAAATTAATGCTGTTAATGATGAAATATTAGTAAGAAAAAAAGTACAAGAACTTTTAGACACTTTTGATGGTGATGAGCAAGAAGGTTTAATAGCTTTATTGGTTGGATCAAACAGATTAACAATGGGTGCAAGATCATCTGTTGGTGTTGCTCAAAATGCTGCACAAGGTCAATTAGTAGCGGCATTTGATGCTGAAGTTACTGCTAATAATTTAGATGGAATGTTTGATAAAGCTGATGGCAAACTTCAAGAAGAACTTGCAATAACACAACAACAAATTTCTGAAGGAATGGAAGTAACAACTAAAAATCAAGATATAAAAAAATTAGCAGAAATAATGGAAAAACACTCTGAACTAACTAGACAAGCATTAAATGCTAGAGGTGCAAATATTCCTAAAATGTGGGGATATGTTGTTAGACAATCACATGATCAATTTAATGTAAGAGCAGCAGCAAATAGATTGGGTAAAAATATAGAAGAAATAGTAGCTGATCCAAATTTAAAAGGAACAGATATAAATTATAATAAAAATTTTACTGCTTGGAAAAATTTTATTATGCAATACTTAGATGGAGATAGAACATTTGGTAATACAGATAATATTGATTCTTTTTTAATGAACTCATATAATTCTTTGGTTGGAAATAAAATACAAGTAGCTGATGGAGCTAGTGGAGTATTTGGAAGTAATAGTGTTACAAAAGGAATCTCAAACAAAAGAGTATTACATTTTAAATCTGCAAAAGATTGGTATGCCTATAATGAAAAATTTGGCACAGGATCATTAAAAGAAACTTACTATAGTGGTTTAATGACAGCAGGAAGAAACATAGGTATGCTAGATACTTTAGGAACAAAACCTAAAGAAAATTTTGAAAAAATTAGAGTTGCTGTTTCAAATAGAATGTTAGCAAATAAAAGAAGCACAGAAAGTTTATCAAGTTATAGACAATTTGAAAAATTTATGAATGTTGTAGATGGAACTGTTTATACTTTTGATGGTGGTAAATTTGGATTTGCAGTAGCAAAATGGTCTGCAATAGGAAGAGCTGTAGGTAATGTTGCAAAATTAGGTGGTGCAGTAATTTCTGCTGCCGCTGATATAGGTATCTATGCTTCAGAAATGAAATATCAAGGTAGATCATTTTTAGGTGGTATGGGTGAAGCTATGGGTGGAATTGGAAAAATAAAAAATACTAAACAAAAAAGAGATATAGCAAAAGGATTAGGTTTTTTAGGTGATGGTACAACTTATGACATTTCTGGAAGGTTTCAAGTTGGAGACAATTTAAATAAAGGTTGGACAAAAATACAAAGAACATTCTTTAAATATAATTTACTTTCTTGGTGGACCAACACTTTAAAAGAAAACTCAATGTTAGGTATGGCAAACTATTATGCTAATCAAAAAAATTTAAGTTTTAACCAATTAAATAAACCTCTACAAAGTTTTTTTGGATTATATAATATTGATGCTACTAAATGGGATATTATTAGAAAAACTGCAATGTCAAAAGCAGATGATGGAACAGAATTTATTAACATATCAGAGTTAAGCAATATGTCTGATGCTGATATAAAAAAAATTACAGGTATGAATGATTTAAGTAAAACAGAATTACAAATGGAAAAAGATAAATTTAAATATTCTGTATCTGGAATGTTATTAGATAGATCAATTTATGCGGTAATTGAACCAGATGCTAGAACTAAAGGAACTATGACACAAGGAACATTAGCTGGAACTGGTATGGGAGAAGCTATTAGATTTGTTGGTCAATTCAAAGCATTTCCAATGGCTATAGGAAATAAAGTTTTAGGAAGAGAAATAGCTTTTTTAAGAAAAGGACCAAATCAAGATATAGGTAGAGGTATAAAAGGATTAGCTTCTATTGTAGTAGTTTCTGGTTTTATGGGTTATATGTCAATGACAGCAAAAGATTTATTAAAAGGTAAAGAACCTCGTGATCCTAATAATTTTAAAACTATAATGGCTGCATTTTTACAAGGTGGTGGATTAGGTATTTATGGTGATGTTTTATTTAAAGAACAAAGAGATGCTGGATCAGTTGCTGCTGGACTTATAGGACCTGCTCCTACAACTGTTATTGATCTTGGTTTAGCTTTAAAATATGCTTTAAGTGGAGAAGGTGGTAAAGCAGGTAGAGCTGCTTATAGAACTATAAGTTCAAATATACCTTTTTTAAATTTATTTTATATTAAAGCAGCATTTGACTATATGATAGGTTTTCAAATTATGGAAACAATGAATCCGGGTGTATTAAAAAGAGTAGAAAAAAGAATGAAAAAAGATTATAACCAAGAATATTTATTTACAAAACCATCTAAAAAGAATAAAGGTTTTTAAGTTATGACAGTATCAAGCACAACAGTAAAAAATTCCTACTCCGGAAATGGTAGTACAACCGAGTTTGCCTATACCTTTAAAATTTTTGCAGACACAGATTTACAAGTAATCATCAGATCCTCTACAGGAACTGAAACAACCAAAACTCTAACCACGCACTACACAGTATCTGGTGCTGGAGATGCGTCAGGTGGTAATGTTACATTTACATCTGGGAATA